GATATCTATCGAAAAGTAATTAACGTGTGTGTAACATATGATTGCAACGGTCACACATACATTAAAAGTGTAAAAGAGCTATAAAAATTGTAAAAGGAGTAGAACTATGCAAAGAAAATGCAGCAGATGCGGCGAAAAGTATACACTAGTTAAGGATGAAAAGTACTGTCCTGATTGTATGAAGATTATGACGCCTCCTACGTTGAATGTAAAACAGGCACTAAAAACTATAAAGTGTGAAGGCTGTGGTATTGACTTTTCTGTACCCGCAAGTAGACCTGGTCGACCATCTAAATATTGCCCAGAATGTGCAGCTAAACACGCCAAAAAGTCTAAAGTAGAAAAGCTTAAGAAGGTGAGCCATGAATTACAAAAAGAAGAAGTAGCCAAGCAGGAAATTATAGCTACGATTACTAAACATATGGAGGCTAAACCAGCCACGCATTTGACTTTAACTAAGGCGGTAGAGATGGTAGAACCGGTAAAGATATCTGCTAAGGATCATGATGTTGTTAATCACCCTTCACATTACACTCGCGGTAATATCGAAGTAATCGATTTCATTGAAGATCAACAATTACCATATCATTTAGGAAATGTAGTGAAGTACGTAGCGCGTGCCGGATTCAAAGGTGATAAAGTGGAGGACCTAAAAAAAGCACAATGGTATCTCAACCGGTACATCCGTACACTTGAAAAAGGAGTTAGTAATTAATGATGGTGGAAATAAGGGGACTTGTGAATGACTGATGGTGGAAATAAGGGGACTTGTGAATGACTGATAAAGAGTACATGCTTCAGATATTGCGGATTGATGATAGGATTGACTCCATCAATCGCGATATCGAAGCACAAATAGAACGACGAGCGGATACTCTGTCAGCTACCGATTATAGCAAGGATAGGATATCGGGAGGCAGTTATAGCGACTTATCAAATATCGTAGTTAGTATTGAGCAGTGTATCGAACTGCAACGAAAGGAAATAGAAAGGTTAAACGCCATCAAAGCAGAAGTACGAAGCGTGATTAGTCAAGTACGACCAAATGAATTGGCTATGCTACTAACAGAACGATACGCGCAAGGCAAGGGTTGGAAAGAGGTGGCTGATATTTTAGGATATAGCGAGGCTAGAGTACGCGGAGAATTGCACGACCGAGCACTAACTGAAGTAGGGTACATTCGTTCTATGATGTAAAAGTCGATACATTTCAGTACAAAACGATACAAAACAGTACATCAAAGTGTGGTATACTGTAGGTGTGAAAGTTGGGAAACTTCACAAGAATTAAATTAGTAAAGGACGCCAAACATAACTGGCGTCCTTTTTGCTTACAGAGATAGGCGGTAGTCTAGCACCCTTTAACGGGTGCTTTTTTGTTGCCCAAATTTACATTATCAATACTAGTTATAATTGAGAAAATGAAAATTGGGAAAAGGTACTTCTAAGACACAAAATGGCCGCTGGTCGCCCCCGCGCGATGGTCCTCTCTCTGTGAGAAAAATTTTCCTGTTGAATGTAGAAAGACGAATTTAGAAAGGAGTACACCTATGGCGGACACAAAACCGAGAGTGAAATTTGATGCTGCAGGCAATCTGCTCGTATCCAGCACTCAACTATGTGACCTCTTGCGGGTCACTCCGGAAATTATTTCTCGACATCATAAAGCAGGAATGCCTAAAGCCTCTGTAGGTTGGTGGAATCTCCGGGAAGTCCTCGTGTATTTAGGACAGGCGAAAGGCGATAACGCTAAAAGCAAATCCGCATCAACTCGTAAGTTAGAAGCCGAAGCAGATTATAAAGAAGCAAAGGCTGCGCGTGAAAAGAAAATGCTGGATGTGCTTAATGGCGAATATGTCCCTCGTGCTGATGTTGCACAGGCATGGGCTAGCCGAGTATTGGAGATGAAGACATCATTTACCAAATTAGGTAAGCGTATTGGAAGTGAATTCACGGATCCTGAGGAACGTGCTCGTGTAGAAAAGGTGGTGAATGGCCTTGTCGAAGAATACCTCGAAAGCTACGCACGCGAAGGCGAGTACACGCCGAAAGTCAAAGCCACGGGAAAAGGTAAGTCCAAAGGTTGACTGGTTCCCTGAGGAATTAGAGGCATTCAAGCCACCTGAAAGATACACCGTTTCGGAATGGGCGGATAGGTACAGGGTACTGACTAATATATCTGCTGAACCTGGACGATGGCGTACAGCGCGGACACCTTATCTCAAGGAGCCTATGGACAAATTCACGGACCCTCTTATTGAAAGCATCTCGTTATGTTTCGGGGCGCAGATTGGTAAGACGGAAGCTGAGCTTAATATGATTGGGTATGCGTTACACCAAACCGCATCACCAGTCATGATGGTTTATCCGACGGATACTATCGCAAAATTTGCTAGCGATAAACGTGTGCAACCGATGATCCGGAGCGTAGAACCATTGGCAGATATGTATGACGAGGGCAGTAAGCTGTTGGAGTTAGACTTCGTTAATGGGAACTACATGGTGCTTGTTGGGGCGAACTCACCAAGCAGCTTATCAAGTCGGTCAATTAAATACTTATTCTTCGATGAAATTGATAAGTATCCAGCTTTCTCGGGTAAGGAAGCGAATCCAATTAAGCTGGCTGAGGAACGTACCAAGACATTCGTTGATAAGAAGATTGTAAGAGTGTCAACTCCTACGATTGAAAGTGGCAATATTTGGCAGTCCTATATGGACGCAAATGAACGCAAGCAGTATTACGTGCCATGTCCGCATTGTGGGGTGTCGCAGACCCTCAAATTCAAACAGATAAAATGGCCGGAGGAACACCATGGCAATGCGGATATGATACGTGATACCGCATATTATGAGTGCGAACATTGTAAGCAACGTATTGATGATAAGTACAAGATGGATATGCTCCGGCAAGGTGAATGGCGTGCGGTGAATGAATCACAAGTCCGAGTTGTCCGGTCGGTTGCCTATCATATGTCATCCCTTTACTCTCCATGGGTTACCTTTGGCGATGTGGCATATGAGTTTGTTAAATCAAAGGATAAGCCAAGTGAGTTGATGAATTTTATCAACTCTGGATTAGCGGAGCCGTGGAAATCTGCGAAAACTAAAAGCACACAGAACCTCGTGTTTACGCAGTCGGAAGTTCCTCGCGGTATTGTGCCACAGCATGCGCCACTACTTATCGCCTCTGTCGACGTGCAGCAAGATCATTTCTGGTGGGAGGTTAGAGCCTACGCTCATGGAGTATCAAGTTACTTAGTCGATTATGGTCAAGCAAGTAGTTGGGCAGATTTAACCGAGATACTCATCGATAGAGAATATCCATCAGAGTATGGTGAGGCCCGTAAGATTGTGAGGGCTGGTATCGATAGTGGCTACCGAACAGACGAAGTATATCAGTACTGCGCACAGTACCCCGAAGTATGTGTGCCGGTTAAAGGTGATTCATCACACAGTCCTCTAGCTCCGCCATATAAGATGAGCAGCATCGAGAAGGGCGTCATCGGAGGCATGAAGCTGTACGTAGTGAATACCGATTACTGGAAGGACTTTATATTTGCACGTATGGTACGGCCGGCCAATGAGGCTGGTACAATCCATCTATTTAAGGATTGCCCTGAGGAATATTCAGAACACCTCCGGTCGGAGGAAAAGCAAGAAATCCGAAACGTGAAGACCGGTGCAGTTACAGTGCAATGGAAACCATTAACCAGTCATCCAACAAATCACTTGTTGGATACGTGTGTATACAACGCCATGGTGGCGGATTCGGTAGGTGTTAAATACTTACCTGAATATAATCTGGATACCGATGAGGAGGACGAAGATACGGATGATGAAGACTTTAATGCAGATAGCCGAGGTTGGTTTAGCTAAGAAGGAGGTGAGACCATGAGCGCAAGAGAAGACTTGGAACGTATTCGAACGATAATCGAGGAAATTGAGACGAACGGATATGCCGAGATGTCTGTAGGTGGTAAGCGATTTAAGACGCATGATCTGCCGACATTATATACCCGTGAGCGTGAGTTAATGGCTCGCGTTGATGATGAGGAAGGTAATAACACGACATCCTACGTGTCATGGGAGCGACGATGAACATACTTGATAAGGTAATAGCTTATTTCAATCCAGAACGAGCTGCCCGTAGAGCATATTTTCGCAGTTCGCTTGAACGTAGATATGATGCGGCGTCAACAGATCGATTAAGTGGCGACTGGATGCCCGTATTTGGTACAGCTGAACAGGTAGCATCTGGCCAACGTGATTTGATTCGTGGTCGTGCACGTGCAGCAGAACTTAACAGTGATCTTGCTGAGAGTGTCGTTTTGGCGCTACTCCGGAACGTAGTAGGTACCGGAATAAAGCCACAGTGCAAAATTAAGACCCGCGCCGGAAAGCTAAATGAAAGACTCAACAAGAAAATTGAGGAGGCTTGGGCCGACTGGGTGGATAAAGAGAATGCGGATATTCGAGGAATATCTACGTTCTACGAATTGCAGGAGATGGCCCTGCGCCGTATGGTCTATGACGGGGAAATCCTTGTCAACATGACCTTCGAAGGCGCAGATATACCGCTATCACTACAACTTATCGAGGGTGAGAATATAGGAGCCGTATCGGTAAGCGAGAATGGCAACAGTATTGTTAATGGTGTGGAAGTTAACAAATACGGAAGGCCAATAGCCTATCACGTATTCCAAACGGACCCGTTAGGAATACGGTCGTTTAACGAGGCAAGGCTGCCAAGTAATAGGGCTTTTCTATTACATAAGCCTCGCAGACCTAGTGAACTGCGCGGGGTTAGTATGTTAGCCCTCGTATTAAAGCGTATTCATGACGTAGATGAATACATGGATGCCGACCTTATAGCGGCTCGTGTAGCCGCATGTTTCGGCGCGTTCGTAACAAGTAATACTGGGGGTAACCCGATGGTTGCGAATAAGATTGATAGTAAAGGCAAGAAAGTTCGTTCAATGGCGCCAGGGATTATCCAACATCTACGTGCAGGTGAATCAATTTCATTTGCGGAACCTAAGCGAAATGCAGGAACCGCATCAGAATACTCAGCGACACAAACAAGACGCATAGCGTCAGGTATGGGTCTAAGCGCGGACATAGTGACGCGCAATATTAGTGGTAACTTCTCCGCAGCTCGGCAGAATATGCTGGAGGACCAGCAATCATTCAAGCAGATGCAGCGTTTTATAATTGAGCATTTTTGTATGCCGGTATGGCGCGCTTTCATTGAAGCATGCTACCTAAAGGGAATTATCCCGGCCAATGACTATGCAGCAAACCCAAAACTTTATAAAAAGGTAGCGTGGTTAGCTCCAGGCTGGTCTTGGATTGACCCTGTTAAGGAAGTTAACGCTAACAAGGAAGCCATTAAGGCAGGACTCACAACGCTCGAGGACGTATGTAGTGCATCTGGTAAGGACTGGGAAGAAGTGCTGGAACAGCGGAAGCTGGAACAGGACCGCATTAAGGAATTGGGTGTTGCCCTTGATATGAATGGTGACATAACGAATCTAGCGGATGATAACGCCACTGATATGAAAGGAGATGATAGCTAGTGGGGAAATTTGCAAAGCAGCTCTTAGGTAAATATGCCCGAGAGGCGCAAATTACAAACATCGAAGCGAACGAAGACCGTACCGTCGAATTATCCTTTTCTTCTGAAGAACCATATGAAAGATGGTTCGGAACAGAGATATTGTGTCATGACGAAGGCTGCGTTAACTTAGACCGATTTAATAACGGTTTAGGCACATTGCTATTCAACCATGACCGCAGCGCAGTTGTTGGTCATGTCGATAAAGTGTGGATTGAAGATAATCGCGGCAAGGCGATTGTTCGATTCGATGAAGATGATGAATCCGAAAAGATCTATCAAAAAGTGTTAAAAGGCACATTACAAGGTGTGAGTGTCGGATATGACATAAGTCGATATGAGGAATTAATCGATTCCGATTCTAAAAGTTCCAATGGCCGGTTTACAGGCCCAGCATACGTAATTACATATTGGGAACCATTGGAGATTAGTGTTGTGTCCGTCCCTGCAGATCCGACTGTAGGGGTAGGCAGAAGTGTAGAAGATAATGAGGAGGAACCTATGAAAGGTGATGCAAAAGCAAAAGGCACTGAGCAAAACGTGCCACAAGTAGTACCGGAAGTACCAGAGTCCGGAGTTAAAGGATTTAATGCGGATGATGCTAAGAAGTTGATCGCGGCAGAACGTGAACGCGTATCTACAATCACAAGTTTATGCCGTGATTTCGAAGTTGATAGTGTAGATGATTTCATCAAATCTGGCAAATCTGTTGCCGAAGTTCGTGAGGTAGTAATGGACGTATTGCGTGAACGCAATAAGCCAGTATCCATTAAAGTCGGTGAAGCAGATTCTGATAAGTTCCGCATGGCTATGCAGGACGCTTTGATGATGTCTATGGGTATCCCAGTCGCAAATCCTGCACCAGGTGCAGATGAACTTCGTTCTATGTCCTTGATGGAATTAGCACGTGAGTCTATAGCTCGTGAAGGTCTAACTGTTAATTACTCCGATCGATTGGAATTAGCTCGTGAAGCTATCAACTCTACATCCTCTTTCCCAATCGCGTTGTCTAATGTAGCAAATAAGGCCTTGATGCAAGGTTATGAAACTGCACCATCCACATTTGCAACATGGGCTGGAAAAGGCAGTAACCGTGACTTCAAACCAGCAAAACGTATTTTGCTTTCCGAAGCAGCCGAATTGAAACTTGTCCCTGAGGGCGGACAATTCAAGGATTCCCAAATGAGCGAAGCCGGTACGAATGTTAGTGTATTGACATTCGGACGTACGTTCAGCTTAACTCGACAAGCTCTTATTAATGACGATTTGGGTGTATTTAACGATATTTCTTCTAAATTCGGTCGTGCAGCAAAAAATAAAATCAATAACATGGTATATGACCTTTTAAGCGGCAATACTGTGTTAGAAGATGGAAAGGCTTTGTTTAGTGCAGACCGTAAGAACTTAGCAACTACAGGCTCTGAGTTAAGTGTTGTATCTTTAGCTGCAGGCGTAGCGGCTATGCGTCGCCAAAAACATATTGGTGAAAATCGTAATTTGAATATCTCACCTACGTATTTGATTGTTCCACCTGAGCTCGAAGCATTAGCGTATCAAGTAGTTAAATCTGTGGTAGACCCTGCTCGTAGCAATGATACAGTTAACCCATTCAGTGGTCGATTCACTATCGTCGTAGATGCAGCATTAACGGATCCGCATGCTTGGTATTTGGCATCCCGTCCTACAGATGTACAAACTATCGAAGTAACGTACTTAAATGGCATTGAAACACCTCGTTTAGAAACGCAAACAGGCTTCAAGGTTGACGGCATCGAGTACAAAGTAGCAATCGATTGCAACGCAACAGCTCTCGACTTCCGCGGTTTGTATAAAAATCCTGGTAAATAATTAGTAACTGATTAGGAGGTAAATAGATATGGCTAAATTCATTCAAGAACTAGACCGCGTCGATTTTAAAAATACAACAACCGAAATGATTGAAGTAGGGGACATCGTTCCTATCGGTAAAATGCACGGCGTGGCAATTACAAACATTGGTCCTAATTCAATCGGTGCAGTTAAGGTAACTGGCTGTTTTGAAGTAGCGGCATTAACATCCGATTCTTTTGCAGTAGGTGATACTGTGTATTTCGACAAAGATCAAAAGCGAGCATCTAAGACGGACACTAACCCAGTATTAGGCGTGGCTCTTACAGAAAAACGCCCAGGTACTACAGTATTGGAAGTCGCTCTTGTGCCAAATGTAGAAAAGTAATGTAAAGGCGGGCATATGCCCGCCTACTCCATAGGAGGTAATGCACTATGAAATTAGGATATAGGCCTAATGCACTGCTTTCTGTATTTGGTGAGCGAATTACCTACAAAGGCCAAGTTATCAAAGCTAGCGTGGAGATTGGCGAATATGATGGCAAAGGTTCCGGATTTGTCGATAAAGCACTAGCTGATAAGGCTCAGATTTGGGTGCGTGCTAAGGATGTTCCTGAACCACGATCAAAAGACGAAGTATATATCAATGGTGAGAAATGGTACGTTGATCACATTTCTAACTTTGACGGTACGATGTATTGTTTGGAAATTGTCCATAACGTAAGGGCGGTGAGACCGTAATGAGTAATGAACCTATTACGATTACAGACACAGCCACTCCGTATCTTAATTTCATTGCAGAAACAAAACC